AAGAGGGGATGATGAAATGCCTACTCCTGACGAACTTAACTACCTTGCAAATGCTTGGAATCAGTTATTACCAATTCCTAATAAAAACTTATTTTAATGGCAGGTAAACAAACAGTTAACTCATTTCAAGAAGGAATGAAGCAAGATGTTGATATCTTGTTATCAAACAATAAGTCTTATCGTTATTCTATCGGTGGTAGGCTTATGTATAATAAAGACGGTACGTATTCATGGGAAGTAGAGAATGGAAATAAGATTTCATTTACTATGGCTCCTGATGGTGGTGGAGATGCTACTCCTTACTATCCTCTTGGAGATACAGGAAATAGTGATATTAGAGTTATATTTACTCACAATCCAGTTAGTGGGTTTAGTGAAATTGGTATATTCTCTATTAGAGATAATGGAACTGGCGATTACAAAACATTATTTAACGACCAAAACGATCCAAACGGAGATTTATTAGGGTTCAATATGGAGAACCAAATAGAAGCTCGTTTTATTTATGAGAATGATTCTTGCATAAGAGTTTATTGGGTTGATGGTGTAGAGGATGATAGTAATCAGCCAAGAGTGTTTACATTTAGCTATGACAGAACTATCGGTAATACATCTTTTGTTAATGCTTATGATGCTGTAACAAAAAGTGTACATGCAATGGATTCTCAAGCTGAATTTGATATGGGAATTATCAAGTATGTGCAGAAGATAAATGGAGGTCTTGATTCAGGTGTCTATCAATATACTTATAGTCTTGGAACTGACGATGGTTATAATACTCCATGGTACCCATTATCAAGAGATGTTTTTGTTACTACAGATAATATTAGTAATACAAATTGGAATACTTATGAAATGGAGGGTTCTGGTATTTCTACTTCTAAAGGAAATAGAATACAGATAAAAGGTATTGACCAAAAGTTTGATAAGATTAGAGTTGCTTATGTTTACGCTATAGCCAAGGACACAACTAATAGCTCCAATATATTTTCTCAAGTAAAGATTACTTCAGATACAATGACATTTGACCATGTTGCTAATGAGGGGGAGCCATTGTTAGTAGATAGTATAGCTGCTGTATTCTCAGGAATAAGAGCTGCTAAAACATTAAACATAAAAGATTCTACTCTTTACTACGGAAATGTTATTGAAGGTATTTTAAATAATTATGATACTGAATCGATTCTTGCTAATGTAACTGTTAAGCCTACTTTTAAGGATATGCGTTCTGATACTAAGGAGTTTGAAGTTGAAGTTGAGGGGTATGAAAGAATAGTAGAGCCTCCTGTTACACATGCTAACCCTTTGACTGGAACTACAAGTAAAGTTCTTCATAATAGTGCTGGTGGTACCGAAGTTTATACAATAAATGGAGATTATGTAAATTATAAAGGAACGCAAGTTGATCATTTATATACGGGATATTTTAGAGCAGAAACATATAGATTTGCTGTTGTCTTTTATGATAAGTTAGGATTCCCTTCTTTTGCTGTTCATTTAGCTGATGTTAAGTTTCCAGAACAATGTGAAACTACCTTTACTGCAAATAGAGTTACTGTTAACGATACTGTTGTGAATGTTGCTGCAGGTGGTGGTGTATTACCCGAAGCTGCTTGGCCGACTAATAATTATGGAAGTTATACTTCAACTCCCGTTCTTGATGGAGAGAATACTGGATTAGGAACTTATTCTCATATTAGAATTATGGGATTAGAAGTAAGCGGTATTGATGTTTCTTCTATCGCTGACTCTATATCGGGATTTAAAATTGTAAGAGCTGAACTTGATAATAGTATTGTTACTCAAGGTTTAGCTTACCCATGTGTTGGAATGGGTGTTGAAACAAAACAACTTCCATTAACAACTCAAGAATGGCATGACGAGGGAACAGGTGTTTCTCCTACTCCTGGTACTGCTATTGGAGATATAACTCTTAATGGTGGAGATTACGATGGTTCAACCACTCAAGGTTGGTCAGGTGGTACAACTACTAAATACAAGCTAAGACCATCCATAATGGCTTTCTATGCTCCTGATTATGATTTTGATAGTGCGAGATTACCTATCGTGCAATCTCAAGATAGATTAAGATTAATTGGTGGTTGTTATACAGATAACCCTGATGCTTATTCTTCGGGAATACCACCGTCTCTAACTTCTTATATGTTGGATGGAATTAGATTTAATAGTTTTGTTCAAAAAATGTATTACTCAAAGAACCCTTATCATATTGGTTCTGCTGAACCATACCCTGAGTATTTATCTGAAGCTTCAATTGGAAATACATTTGAACTTGGATTGGGTTCAAGTAAAGCTCCTTATACAACTGGTGATCCAACTCTTGAAATGTATAACGATACTCAAATAATAAACTATCCAGTTAACTTTATTGACACTGACTTACATAGAAGTTGGGGTAAAGGAAAGACAATATTTTATGAGATAGGTAATTTCGGTTCAGGAGTAAGACCATCTCCAATATATAAAGCTAATTCACTTGCGAGTGGATATGGTCAATATACAGGTGCGTGGATATGTAATTATATGAGAGTAAATGCTTCTCCTTATGGAGGTTTGTCATTAAGTGCTTTAGCTACAAATATATTTTTTGGTACCGGTCATTTTCAACCAATAGGAAATCCAACATTCACTACTCCTGGTAGTAATATTTATAATGGAATAGAAGTTTGGGGTGGAGATTGTCATTTAGATTACTTTGGGTTCTTAAAGAACTATGATAGAATGGAAGGTGGTAATTGGGATGATAGTCCTCGTGCCATGAATATAGGTCTTGTGTTTCCTTGGGAAAGTAAATTGAATCACACAATGAGGCAAGCTGCTTCACAAGATAATCCAATGTACACCGATATAGGTTCTCGTTGTTGGGAGAATTATGCTACTGGAGATTTAATATCAGACTTTAATGGTATTTTTATTTTCGATGAGGATAATAAATTGTTAGAAGAATTTAATCTTAATGATGTTTTATTAAGAGAAGAAAAGATTCAATTCTATACACCTAAACCAATTAACTTTAAAGACAATACTCGCTTTCCGGTAAGATGGAGATACAGTATAAATAAAGTTTATGGTGATCCTACTGATACTTGGAGAACATTCCAAGTAAATGATTTCTATGATATAAATGGAGAGTATGGTGAGATAACCTCGTCATTATACATATTCAATCAAATATATTCTTGGCAGTTATCTGCTTTTGGAAGATTAAGAGCATCTGATAGAGCATTACTTGAATCTCCTAATGCAGGAACACTTACTACTGGTATTGGGGATAAGCTTGATGGAATTGATTATATATCTACTACAGAGGGTAATCAACATCAATGGAGTTTATTTTCGTCAGGTAAAGCTGCTTATTGGGTTAATGTTGATATGCACAGTGTAATGAGATTTGCTCAAGATGGTCAAAATAGTCTTGAAGAATCTTACGGACTTGTTGATTTTTCTGATGAAAGATTTGGAATATTTCAGAACATTGATAACCCAGCTTGGAATGGTGGTATAATTGGTCGTTTTGATTTTGGAAACAACGATGCTGTATGGTCATTAGTATATGATAAATACCTTTATAGAAATGGGAACTTAACTGTTCAGTCAATGAAGATTGACCAATTCGCAGAAGTGTATGATAATAACGAAACTATTTTCTATAGTTCTACCGGAATTACTGGACCGACTACAGGAATATATTTCCCAGAGGGAGAAACTATATTTGCTCAGAATTTCAATTCAGTTTATTATGTGTGTTCTCATGAAACATCTAATATATTTGGCTTGTTTACACAAGCTCCTGACGGTGTTTCAACTAAGTTGACTGATGTACAACCAGAAGAATGTTATATACTTCGTAGAGATAGTAATACAAGCGTGTGGACTGCTGAGTTAATTGATAAGAAGTTTATTAGTCCTGAACCAAATACATTTTCATTTAACGAGAACTTAAATGTATTTCAAGGATTTCATCCTTGGGAATCTAATTACTTAATGTCATATAAAGATAGTCTTGTTTCTACGAGCGTAGAGTTTTCTGAACTTCCTTTTATGAATAAATATTGGATTCATGATAATGAGTACAAAAAGAATACATTCTATGCTCAAGATTATAAAGCTATATTATCTTCTGTTATTTC